GCAGGGCAAACTCGACGGCATCGCGCTCGATCCAGGCCGAGGCCATGAGACGCTCGGCGATGCGACGCGCCTCGGTGGCCTCGAGGGCCATGGGCAGTTCCATGTCGAGCTTGTCGCGCGAGCCCATCGTGGCGACGGGCTGCGACACCCGCGTGGCGGACTGGGCGCCCTGGTTGTAGTCGCCGCCCGTTCCCTGACCGGTCTCCTGGCCCGCCTCCTGGTAGGTCACGGTGATGCGCTCGGGCAGATCGGTCTCCTGCACGCGCTGGAGCTGCACGGTGCGCCCCGTCTCGCGCGCGGGGACCAGATCGTCCGATGACAGCAGCGGCGCGTCACCTGCGGACCGTGCGCGCGGCACAAAGCGGATCCGGTCATCGGACTCGACCGCATCGAAGGAAAAGGCTTGCGCCACCGGCTCTATGCCCGACCGCGCCGAGCCCTGCCGACCGATGGCGTAGCCCCGGAATACCGGCGCGCCGATCTCGGACACATCGATATCGGCCGGCCCCAGCCCAACGCGGGCGCAGATATCGGCAACGACGCTGCCCGGCGTGACGCCTTCGCCGGCGGTGCGGTTGAGAAACAGCCGGGTTGCGGCCGATCCGGTCTGCACATAGCCCGTGAGCGTGTCCGAGCGGGCGTCATAACCTGCGGCCTCGCCGCCGCCGAAAATGCTGCCTTCGGCGAAGCCTTCGGTGAACAGGATCTCCGCGCCGGTGCGCAGATCGACCTGGCTGACCTGCGGCTCGCGATGCCACGCCATGCGCCGGCCCTCGGTGCGGGACTTCGCGATGGCCATGTTCTCCTTGCGCGTGGTGGAAAACGCGAAGAGCGACAGCCGCGTCGCCCAGATCACCCCGTCATCGGGGCGCCACTTGACCGCATACCGCCCGGCGAGATCGCTGAGCGCGTCCGGAAACGCGAGCGCGCTGATCCACACCAGCGCGTCATCCACGGGATCGTAGACCGCGCCGGCGGGCTCGTATGTGAATCCCGTCGCCTCGGGGTGGATGTCCCCCGGTTCGAGCGACCATTCCCCGGCATTCTCGACGACAGGCTGGGGCGCGCCCGGGCGGACGCGGAGCCGCTCGATGGGAATGGTGCTGGCCGTGCCGGTGTTCGACGTGCGCAGGATCCACGCCTCGCCGAGGCCCTCGCCGACAAGTCCCTGCACGATGGTCTCGACATTGGTCGGCCCCGGGCCCATGCGCGGCAGGTTGCCAAGAAACTCCATGGTGTCGGCCAACACGCAGCCATGCCCGCCGCCGAACCGCCCCGAGGCGATCAGCACGTCGACAGGCCCGGTCAGGCTGAGCGCGCGCATCCAGCCCAGTGTCGTGAGTGATACGAAGCCGCCGGCATTGTTGGTCAGGCTGTTGCTGCGGCGCCCGAAGCTGTCCACGATCGCCATGGCGTCCAGATCGATCTTCACGACCGGCTTGGTGTTGCTGATGCCGACTTGAGTGTAGGCATACCCATCGCCGCCGATGAAGCAGTGATCGAACCCGAAATTATCGTTGTAGAGGTTCAACGCCTCGGCCAGCGCGTCGGAAATCATATCCTCGGGCTGTGCCTGCGCGAGCTCCTCCAGCGTGCGCAGATCGAACAGCCGCAGACCGTCCGGGGACAGCATGAGCTGCCGCTGGCGCTGCCAGTCGGTGGCGCCATAGCTTGTCAGGACGCTGTCGAGCGGGCCGCCGGGCAGCGATGTGCTCTTGAGCGCGGGGAAGGCCTCCTGCGCGTTGAACGTCACCTCGGCGGTGATGTTGGGAATGCGGTTGCCGAAGTTTTCCAGCGGCAGATCCTCGAACACCAGATAGGCCAACCCGCGAAAGGCCGGGGTGCGGCCATGACCTTCCGTGGCCTCGATCAGCGGATCAGGCAGCTGGTCCTCGCTGCCTTCGTGGAACCGGAACTCCAGACCGGGGATCGACACATCCGGATTGGTGCCGCGCGCGTCATGGATGAGCTTGCCATCGGCCCAGATCCGGATGAGGTCGCCGGCCGGGCCTTCGGCGAGCCCGAGCGCGAAGGAGGCGTAGTAGCCATAGGTGGTCTGACGCTGACCGCCGCCGCCCTTGCCGCCCACCTTGCGGGTCTGGCGTTCCTCGCGAATCCCGGGCGCCCAGATCACGTTGCCAGAGGCGCGCATGGTGCCGTAGATCAGCGGGATCGGCGCGCCCCAGGCCGAGGAGGTCACCGACAGATCGCGCAGGCGCGGCCCCTCGATATCGGGCTGGTCGGGGCCGAACAGGAGAGAGCCGACGGTCGAGCCGATCAGCCAGCCGGCCTGCCAGCCCAGCCCGAGCGCCGTGCTGCCGAGCGCGCCCGCGCCGGCGATGGCCAGCACCGCCATCAGACCACCCCCGGAATGCGCCAGGCCGCGCGCCGGCGCGACAGCCATGGCTCGATCAGCGGCTCCTCGAGCACGCAGCGCCGCAGCGCATGCGCGTGCAGCAGATGCGGGACACCGTGCCGCGCGGTGAGGAACCCCGCATGGCAGGGATAGCTGGTCTCGGCAAAGACCAGAATGTCGCCGGGGCAAGAGTCGGCGAGGGGAAGCGGGTCGAGATCGACCGCAAATGCCTCCAGCAGCCTCGTGCCGGTCGCGCGTCGGTCATAGCCCGTCACGTCATGATGCGGCACGCCGAGCGCGTCGGCGACCACGATCAGCAGCCCGATGCAGTCGACACCGGCCGGCCCGCGGCCCTGATGACGCCAGCGCGCCCCGATCCAGCGGCGTGCTTCGGTCACGATATCGTCACCGCGCATTGGCGCATCGTGCACTGGCTCTCTATCCATTGATTCACCGTGCATTGGGCGTCTCCGTCAGCTTGTCGGCGCCGGGCACGAAGGGATCGCCCCGGAAATTGAGCACATTGTCGAAGCGCTCGATGCAGGTAGAGAGCCGCTTGTCGCAGCCCGGATAGATCTCGAACGCGTCGCCCGTCCCGACCGGAAATGGCGGCGGGAAGGACAGCACCAGATCACCCGTCGCCAGATCCGCGCCGCGGACCTCGATGGCCCGGCCGCTGTTCTGCCCGGATGTGAAGCGAATGACCCCGCCGGCGAACCAGTCGTCGGGTTTGTCGGTGATATCGATCGCCGCGGTGAACGACAGCGCGTCGAGCGGCGCGGTGACGAGGCCTGGCCGCGTCCATTGCGGATCGCGGATGTCCACCCCGCAGCGCGCGTCGCCGAGATCGGCGCGGCAGTCGGGCGTGTAGGGCTCGATCAGCCGCTGTGCGAGCACCTGGGACATGCCGCGCAGTTCGGTGCGCCACTGGCCCTCGCTCGACAGCATGACCTCGCCCAGCCAGCCGCGGCGCAGCCGGAGGGTGCCCTGCGACGGATCCTGCCAGTTGACCAGGAAGATCCGCACTTCGGCGCCGTCATAGAGCCCGGCGCGCAACGCGTCCGCGTCGATCCCGGCATCGTCGAGCACGCCCTCGAGATCGACATTGCCGACCGCGAGCCCGGCCTCCGAGGCCACGGCGGTGCGCGAATACCCCGCACGCGCGCGGTAGATCTCGCCGTCGACCGCGAGATCGCCATCGTGATCGGTGGCGCGAAACACCACCCCGTCGCGGCGCGCCAGCCGCCAGCAGGTGGCCAGTGTGAGCACATCGCCCTCAAGATGCGCGGCCAGTTCCGGGGAGACCGTCTTCATGACATCACCTTCATTCGCGGATCTCCACCACGGTGATGCGGCCCCATTGCTGCATCTCGAAGGTCTCGACGGTGAGATCGGCGGCATCGGTGTCGAACCGCGCCGGCACGTCGAACTCGAAATCCGCGGTGACGGCGACGCCGGGGTCTGGCGGTGTCGAGAAGGTGATGATCCCTGTCGCGTAATCCACCGAAACCCCGGACGTGGCCTTCACACCGTCGCGATAGACCATGACCGTGCCCTCGACCGGGCGCGTGATCCGGCGTTCGTGCACGGTGCCCCCGCTGTCATAGCGTCGGACCAGTTGAAAGGCGATCTGTTCTCCGTCGCCCGTCCCAAGCAACTGTCCCGCCGCCCGGAAATCGGTCCAGTCCTTGAAGCGAAACCCGTGCGCACGGCCGCGGCGGGCGTAGAAGAAGGCGAGGAATGCGGACACGTCGGCGCGCGAGCGGATGCCCGTGGAGACGTTCCATTCGCCGCGGGAGCCCTGCCACTGTGCCACGCGCTGCTCGCGCCCGCTCTGCGTGGCGGTAATAGCGGTCAGGAACCGCGGCCCGCCGCTGGCGCCATAGGCGATGGTGGCCGGAAACTGCACATCGTGAAAGTCGGTCATCTGTGCTCCTACCTGTTGCGCCGCGCCCGCGCGATGGCGCGGCTCATCTCAGCGGTGATCTGGCCCTGCGAGCGGCGGAAGCTGTCGGCATCGGGCGTGCTGATGCTCATGTTAATGGTGATGCCACCGCCGTGGTCACCGCCAGCACCGCGCTGCGTCTCGGCCACCTCCCTTCGCGACAGCACCCGCTCGCCGCGCTGCAGGATCGCGGGGACCTCGTCGGGCCGAAGGCCCGCAACACCAGAACCGGGGCGGAGACCGGGATAACCGCCACCATGGAAACGCTCAGCCCCGGCGAAGGCCATGGCCGGCACCTGCCGCTGCGGCAGTGCCGAGACACCGATCACTCCGCCCGAATGCGCCACCGCTGCGGTGAGGCTGCCGCCCAAGCTACCTCCAAGCCCGCCCCCGATTCCGCCAAGCGCGCCGCCCAGCCAGTTGGCGAGGGGCCCGAGCACCGCCGAGCGCAGCGCGATGCGGGTGATGTTCTCGAGGATCGAATTGGCCAGATCGCGAAAATCCACCTTGCCCTTCGTGACCAGCGCCAGAAGCGCGTCCTCGGCCCCGCGAAACGCACTGACCAGCGCATCGCCGATCTGGCGGCCGGTTTCCATCGCACTGTCAGCATAGCCCTGAAGGCTTTCTGAGACCGCATCCCAGCCGCGCGCCGCCGTCTCGCCGGCTGCCGCGATCGTGTTGCCGGCCTCCGTGGCGGCGTTGGCCGCACGTCCCGCGGCACCGCTGCTGCCGGAACCGGTGCCGGAGGCCCCATCCGTGCCGCCGGCGATCCCGTCAAAAGCATCGCCGATCCCGGCGACGGAGTCCGCTGACGCATCGGCCGCCTCCGATGTCCGCGCCAGCACCTCGCGGATCGCCGCGACCGACTCCAGCGGCCCGGTCGCCGCGGCGCGCAACGCATCGACCACCCCGCGGAGTGCGTCCTGCGTGGCCCGGGCGTCCGCGGCATAGGCCCCGAGGCCGAGATCGGGGACGCGATACTCCCGCTCGAAGGCTTGCGTGAACGCCTCCGCCGCCCGGCCGCCGGCGTCGCGTGCCGCGCCCGCGAACCGGTTCCCCAAATTGCCGAGGCTGACATCCTCGAGCGCGCCGATGCGCAGCCCGCTGTCGCCCACGGCCCATGCCGGCAATGCGGCGAGCACCGTGTTGATCCCGGCGATGAAGCGGTTCAC